GACTTCTGTCAAGACTTTTTTCTTTTTTGCATCCTTTGACTTTTCAGACAATTGTCCAAGTGTGAAAATCAATTTTTCCATCGGTGTCAATTCATTGACATTTTTTTCTTCTGAATTCATTTTTTTAGTATTTGATTGTAAATAAAACAAGACCGAAAATCTTCAATTCAAAAATTCTTTCTTTCGATTTTGTGGTTCTTTTTTGTCTTTCCTTTTTTGGTATTGGTGGTGTATCGTATTCAATCAAATCAGAAACACATGATGAATCAACAAGTGCTTTGTCCTGAATCAACATTTGTGTTTTTTCTGCAATCTGACTTGAAACACGTGTGTTCCATTCTTTGATTGATTCATTCCAGTGCTTGTCAATGATTGATTCAGGTTCTTTGAATTCAATTTCACCTTGTGGTGCAAGATTCTTTGGTTCTGATGTTCCGATTGTTGTCTTTGAAGTTTTCTTCACTGGTGGAACATTAAACAAAGACTTGACTGAATTGACCATTTGTGATGTTGGTGCAATTCCAGACCAAAACAAACCATGTGCAGTTTCATTGATGATTCCAAGTTGTTTGAGTTTTGCAACACATACGTTTGAAATTCCTATTTCCTTGCTGATTTTGGAAGTCTTGACTTTTGGATTGATGTCAATTTCCATTTTCATCTTCTTGAATGCTTCAAGATAGTCCGATGTTGACAGATTCGGTCTTCTGGTTCTTTTCTGTTTTTCCATTTTTGTTGTTTTTATTAATTTATTTTCGATTAATTTCTTCAAAGATATACTTTTTTTCTTTTTTGATTCACATTTTCAAAAAAAAATATTATTTCAATCTAATTTCTTTAATTTTTTTCTTCATTTCTTCAATCATTTCGATGATTTCATGCTTCATGAAGTTAGATGGTGATTGACTTTTCAATTCAAGTTCTTCCAGATCAGACTGACTGATTCTTTTTGTGATGTTTTTTCGATATTCATGTCCATTTCCACGCAAAAATTGATTGCAGTGAACACATTGACCATGTATATTTTTCAAATCAAATCTGATTGATGGATATGAACCAACTGAAAAAAAATGTCCAGCATCAAATTTTGCTTTCAATGGTTTGTTGCATGAAACACATCTTTTGTTTCTGTCACGTAATCGAACAAATGTGTTGACAAGAATCTGATAATCTTTCAAATAGTCTTGAAGTGTTTTCAATGATTCTTTCTTTTCCTTCCATTTGATGTTGTCATCCAGCTTCTGCTTCTTCTTAATTTTGGACAACTTTTCCATTGCTTCAATCAGTTTGCAATCTTGATTCCAGCAGAACTTTTCAAGTGAACTGAATCGTGGTTCAAATGGTTGTTTGCAATTTTTACATTTCTTCATGGTCAAATATTGATAATTGATTTTTATGAATTAAAATGATTTGTTCATTATTAAGCATTTTAATGAATTCTTTGTTGTTCATGACATGATTCTTCATTTCTGATTCAATCGGTCTGTCAAACCATCCAAAATCATCACTGATGAAATCATTTGCATCATCTGAATGAATGATTTGTCTTGTTTCAATATTTTGTGCTTTCATCCAACAAATTTTGATGTTTTCAAATCCACAATCATTTCAAAAATTCCGATTTCACCTTCACGATTCTTTGCAATTATCAATTCACACACATTCGTGGAATTATTTCCATTGTATGTTTCAGTTTCACCAAAATATTCCGGCCTATGAAGAAATGCAACAATGGATGCATCTTGTTCAATTTCACCACTTTCTTTCAGATCTGGAAGTGATGGTCTTTTTCCAGTCTTTGATGAATCACGTGAAAGTTGTGCAAGTGCAAGACAAGGAATTTGAAGGTTCTGACAAATCAATTTCAATCCATTGCTAATTTCAGACACCACTTCATATCTTGACCTTGATGTTTTTGGTTGTATTTTTTGAATATAGTCAACAAAGAACAAATCAATTTGGTGTTCACGTTTCAATCGGTTCATTTCAGATGCAATGTCATTGATGGAATGTGAACCTTCAAAAATGAAAATATTGTTCCAAATATCCATTTCTTGCACTTGATAAATTTGATTCATTTCTTGTTGATTGCAATTTCCGAATTTGATTTTGTTGGAATCGATTCCAGAAATGTTTGCAAGAATTCTTCGAATCATCTGTTTCTTTGTCATTTCAAGTGCAAAGAATGCAATTTTCTTTCCTTGTGTGACCATCTTGACCATTGTGTTGACACCGAATGCAGTTTTTCCCATTGCTGGTCTTGCACCCACAACCATGACATCCACTGGTTCAAGAAGAACAATTTGATTCAGAAATGAATATCCGATTTCAGTTCCACAAACCTTTCCTTGTTTTGCTTGAATATGGTCATCGACAACATCAAAAATGACATCGACATTTGATTTTTGCTTTTTTTGGTCAAACTTGACATCATTTCCAGCTTGAATGATTTCATGGAATTTTGTCATTGTCAAGTTTTCTGATTCCAGCAGAACATCAATTTGATTTCTGATTGAAATTGCTTTTTCAAAAACTACTTCTTGAATGCATTGTTCAAACAATGATGACAATCGAAGAACACTTGTCAGTGAATACGATTCTGATGTCAATTTTGAAATTTGAACAACAACTTTTTGGTCAAACCAACCATTTTCTTTGAATTGCAATGTGATGGTCAACAGGTCAATGTCCTTTTTTTGTTTGATTAGTTCACTGATTGCTTGATAAATTCTTTTCTGAAATCCAGTCTTCAAGAATCTTTCATCAATTCGACTGAAAGTTTCAATGCAATCAGTTCTTGTTTGTTGCATCATCAAACCGAAAATTTGTTCAATTGCTTGTTTCATAGTGTTGGAATGTATTTTGTTGAAACAACTTTGACTTCTTCAATTTCATCATTCCAGCATTCACCATTTAACCATGTCAAAAGATTCTTTCTGAATTTCAGATCTGGTGTTGATTGAATGTATTTTCGTGCTTGTTCTTGAATCCATGTTCTTTTTCCTTTTGGAATCTTCTTCCATGCTTTGAAACATTTTGCTTTGTCAATCTTCTTTCCATACAAATTCCAAAAAATATCGAACAAAAGAATATCATTATCATTATCATTATCATTATCATTATCATTATCGTGGTTCTTTGGGTTTGATTCGGTTTCTTTCGGTTTTGAAATAACCATGTCGGTTTTTTCGGTTTCTGTCTTTTTTGGTCTTCCACCGAATTTTCCATTTTCACGATTCTTTTCACATTTTACTTCATATTTTTCGAAGTCACGTGTGAATTGATTCTTGAAAGGAATGAAACACATCTTCATTGCAAAGTCAAGTTCTGGTTCTTGTCCAGAATTGAAGTCACGAATTGCTTTGAAAAGGATTCCGGATTGTTCATTTGTCAGTTCATCAAGAACTGAAAGTGCATCCATGTGAAGGATGAATGATGTTTTTTTCATGATTGATTGTTTTGATTGTTTTTGCAAATATACTTTTTTATTCCATTCGTGATTTGATGACATGAAACCAAACACCATCAATTTCAATTTCTTTGAAATCCGATTTCTGCATGAATTCCATTGAATAAGACACAACTGCACTTCCAGATCGGAATTCATTCATTTGTGTTCCATTTATAAGCTGGTGTGAAACCATTGTCAATGTGGATGAAATTTCTGAAATATCTTCAATTTGAATTTTGATGATAATTTCCTTTTTTTTGTATGGATGTTTTTTCATGATTTGTATTTGATTTCAAGATAATCAAGATATAATTTCACATTGAATGAACCACCTTTGTCATCACATTGTGTCAATGATTGGTTCTTCCAAAACTTGATGCAGTGCATGATGTCTGGTGGATAAGGAATGAACACGTTTTCAATTTCCTTTTCTTGTGGTTTGGTTCTTTGATTTTTCATTTTTGAATGATTTTTTTGATGATTGATGAATGTTTGTCGATTTTGATTTTTGCTTCTGAAAGACTTTCTGCTTGAATGATGGTTTTGTGCAGTGCAATTCTTTTGAAGGTCACTGCACTGATTTCAAACCAATGGAATTCGAATGTTTTCATGATGTTCTGTTTTTAGATTGATTAATAATTATTTATTGAAAGTTTTGACAATTTCAAAACCATGTTCAAAATGACAAGTTGAATTTTTAATGAATTCCATTGCTTCGAATTCATTGTCAAAATCACATTGATGGTGTCTTGTCACTGCAAGTTCTTTGTCAAGAATCAATTCATTGTGCAAAAACACATTTCTGATGATTTCTTCTTCTTTTAAGCCAAAAATTTTGAATGTTGTTTTCATGATGTTCTGTTTTTAGTGTCACCATTGACTTCACAAATATATCCTTTTTTTCTTTCGTGATACCAACAAGGTGAAAAAAAAACCATTAAAACCATCATGGTTTTTAAAAAACCGAATGAATTCAATGGTTTGAGAATCAAAAATAAATTGATTTTTTTTTTAAAATTCTTTCAATAAGCAATAAGAAACCACTTTTTGTGGTTTCAAAAGTTCAATAATTTCAAGATATTTCTTTTTATTGTTCACCACTTGACAACCAAGTGACCAACCA